GTTTACTGTAACATCAAAATTACCTGTAGATGCATTAAATTGTGCTTTAAAATCGGAGCAGTGTAATGGATAGGTAACAGCATCTCCATAGAACCCTTTAACCTTTAATTTATACATTGGATACGGAAATGAAAAAAATGTTTTATAAAAACTTTCATAACCATCATCTACTGGTCTGTTATTATCTTTTAAATAATCTATATAATCAGCTGAACTAAATAATGCCGCCCCTCTAACATCTGTAAATGAAATAATAACAGATGCAGCATACCATGAGCTAAATTCAATATCAATTGAATTAACACACATAGCCTCTGGCAAATTTTCTACAATACCATCTTTTTTATCTCCAATATTTGAGAAAAAATCTGTTAAAACGTTTGAATTTTTACCGCCATCCAAATTTGAACCACCAAGAAAATTAACCTTAGTTCCACTTCCAATTAAACTCCACGTTGTTGTTGTACCATTTGCTTCTGAATATACAGAACCTCTTTTTTTAGTTACAACTTGCAAATCAACTGCAATAGATAAATCTTCTGGATCTTTTGTTAAATCCCTGTTAAATATACTACTGTTGTTAAAACCATCTGTTCTAACACCATTTGGATCGTAATATAAAATTCTACCGTTTACTTTTTGTTCACCCATTATAACTTTTTAATAATATATACTATTTTTTTATTTTTTTAAAACTAAATACCGTAATAACTTAAATATTTAGAAACCTCAGTGTTGTATTGAACCAAAGATGCTTCCAATGGAAATGGTATTATTATGTTGGTATTATCTGGTATATTAAATTCTAAGCTATCATATTCTGGGTTGGCTAATAATATCAACCAATCATAGTTCGGGTCTTGATAGTATTTATATGATAATAAATCTAACCTTGTAGAACCAAGTTTATACGTTTCAACTTTATCACTACCCTTTTGTTTTAATTTAATAAACGGCACGGATTTAACCATACCGTTTGTTCGTAATTGTTTATATCTATCTATACTCATTTTTTATTTTTTTACATTAACGGTTCATTCATTTCAAGTCTAGCCACTAATAATATTACATTATCATCAGCTGATAAATCATACCACTGCGTATATAAAATATTTACTTGACCATTTTCCTCAAAAACACCAACACGTTTTTTATTACTTGTTTTTTCAATTTCATAGGTATAACCATAAGCCGATTTAAACGGTTTTACTGGTTCAGTTTTAACTGGTGTTTTAGTTACATTTTCAGTTATACTATCTGCGGCTGTTTTTGGTTTTTCGGTTACAGTGTTTTGTTTAATTTCTGTCCCATCAACTGTCATTTCATAAACCTTTGGGTTGTACATAGCTTCATACTGGTCAGCAATGATAGTGTTAGTAGTTTTATCCGATTCGGTTTTTTCTTTTTTTCTATCATTTCTATCATCATAAACACCAGTGTTTGCAAAGAAGTTAAATGTTATTGCGTTTTGAAGCCTTGCAATTGGACCGCTTAAATCAGACCCACCAATAAATTTAAATCCCATTGTGATATTGGCTATCATTGGTTGAACCCCAATACCTTCTGGGTTTAAATCCCAAACTAATGGTTCATATGTTATAGTTAAGCTATCAAATAGAACCTTTGTATTATAAAAATCACCAATTCTTAATACACAAATAGGTGGTCTACCAAATGCCATGTTTGTTGCCATTCCAATATTATTACCAGTCGGTCCTTGACGCGTACATTGATGTAAAAATGTTAAACGTGAATTAAACCCTTCAGGTGTTGTACTATGAAATGCTGGATGAAAATATTTAATTTTTTCAGCATACGTTTTATAAATAAAATCTTCATCTTTTCCTCTATATTTGAAAAATTTAGATTCATCGTTTAATATACCTTCATTACTACCCCCTTTTGGGTTAGTCGCTGAAAACATATACATATCCTTCTTTTCACGAATTGGTTTTAATGTACTAACAACTGTTTGTTTTGTACTAACTGTTTTTTTATCTGATGTCACATCTTTATTCGTAGCTATTGTTTCAACATCTGAATTAGTTATAAAATTTATTTCAACATATCTACCAGATTTAGCTTCTTTGGCATTAATATCTTTAGATTTTAAATCAACAGCTACTGTTGAACCCTTAGCTGTTATCATTTCAGGTTTTAAATTTTTACCAATTTTAGTTAAATTGTTTTTAACCCATTTAGCACAACTTTCAGCTCTTTGAGTAGCTATTTTACTATTTTTTGTTTTTGTTCCGTGTGAACTAGCAAACCCAGTTATTTCTATTTTTTTAACTGTTTTAAGCATGTTTATAAGTTCGGTATTTTGTGTATCACCAGTAAGAGTTTTATATAACTCCATAAATGAATAATCTATACCATCCGCTTTATCAGAATTTAAACTATAGGCATAACTATCTTTATTATTATTTACAAAAACATTATCAATGTCCTCTTTTTTTAATAATTGATCAACAACATAGCAAAAATTACTATCGTTTAATTTAGTATCACCACTTAAATTTAAACCAGCCCATTCACCGAGCATCATTTCATATCCCTTACCACCATCATAATTTCCAGCTTTACCATGATATAAATATTCAAATAGTTTTTCTATTGGGTTAAAATCTTTTCCAGATAAATTATTTGGAAAATAAACTCTTGTTTTATATGTTTTATCTGGTGTTGGTTCTTTTGGTATTGGGTTGTTTGGTATTTCGGTTGTAGTGTTACCTGTTTTACCACCAATTTCAATAATATCTTTACCTTTAAAAAACCTATGATAATCATCATCTGTTATTTTTTCATTGTCTTGATTTTGATTATAAATATCAACCAAGCTTGGACTATCTACAATTAATTTAAACGCTAATGTTCCTGTCCTTTCGGTGTTGACATAAGTATACACTGGTTCTCCGCGACCAATAAAATTATTACTTTCAATATTTACACCTGTGTTATCAGTAAAGTTAATATCATAAGGCGGAAACCACATCATTCTACCACCGTTAGGGCCGTCTTGTGAAGTTCCAGCTATTATTGAATCAATACTGTCTTTCCATGCTAAATTTTCAATTGAAAACATGTATTTCTTAACATTTTTACTGTCGGTTTTATCAAACACATCTCCAATTGTGGGAGCAACCCTAACAAATCCGTTATCTTGAAGCACACCCTTTGTATCTAATATCTCACTACCGCTTGGTCTAAAACGTTTTAATGTAACATTCAATTTATCCTTTTCATCATCTTCTAATACACTTCGTAAATCGCTTATTTTTCTATATTGAGAGGCCGCTGACCATGTTCTAAAATATTGACCATTTTCACCCTTTCTTTTTAAATTACTACCTCTTGATACATTATCTTCAACTGTTGATAAAATACTTTTAATTTTAGAGTTAGCAAACATTGTTTGAGTCTTATATAACAATGATTGTTTATTTAAATTAGTTTGGTTTGTTTCAATAGTAACACCATCACCTATTTTTATAACGCCACCACTTCCATCCCAATAAAAATTATCCCCTAAATTCGGTGCATATTCATCCCTCTGTATTTCTGAATATAAATAAATTGGGAAAAATCCACCAATAAAATTTTCTAAACCTGTTGGTAAATCTAATTTACTTACATATAGTTCATCAATAGCATTATATATTTCCAGTGGTTTTTTTAAGAATTCTTCAACCTTCTCATTTCGTCTTGTTTTATCTAATACTGAATTAAATAGTGAAGTTCCAAGAACTCTTAGACCTATTTTACCAATTTCAGTTTCTTGTCCTAAAACAACCCTTGCACTTAATCCAGCTATTGTATCAGTATCTCCATTACTTGAAAAATCCCAATGATTATTAGCTGAAATGCTTAATGCGGGGGCATTACCTAAAAAATAATCTAACATTGGGTTGGTTATTTTTTCAAAAAGGTTATCACCTGTTTTATCTAAATAACTATTGTCTTTGGTGTATTTATTTTTTTGATCAATATATTTTAAAACAAAACTATCAACATCTCTATAATTGGTATAGTCTATTTTTTTCATAACTTCCTTTGAAGTATATTCTAAAAGACCTTCTTCACCAGCAAAATATTTTGTTTTATTTGGTATTGAATAAATATCTATAAATTTACCAATTGGATCTATTAGCGGAGCTTTAACCATTGGATATTTACCAATCGTTTGATTTAACATTTTATCTCTTATAGCTGGTGATACGCTGTTGATTGTTTTAATTGACATTTTTTTTATTTTTTAAAAAAATTTTCTAACATATGTTATTTAATCATATGTATATTAAATTAAAATATTTTATTTAAATAAACATATGTTTTTATTTTAAATATGTAATTTAAAAAACAACTGTAAAGTAAACATTTGTTAAATAACATATTTTTCTTAAGATTTTTACATCAATGAACGCGTGTACACGCGGACTTACTACTTTTTTTTTAAATAAACAAGTGTTTTTTAAAATTATTTTTATAATATAGAAAAATTTAACTTTTTTTAATTAAAGATAAAAATTTACCATATTTTAAATTACCACATGTTTATTTATGTGCTCAATATTTTTAAGTGTTCATTGACAATGAACAACTTGTTTTTATGAACATACAGTTTTTTTTAAATAGCATCTGGACCAAGTGACGTAGACTGTTTTCCACCATTGGCATCTCTATTAATCTGAGCTGATAATTTTCTGGCCATTAATTTTAAAAATTGTTGATTATGTATTAAATCATTTGCATTCAAATTTGCAGTTCCACCACCAACTAAATTAAGTGTTATAACACCACTCACATCTATTTTACCAACACCAGTATCACCATTGTTATTACCGTTATAACTTCCATATATTGGTTGGCTAATTCCTTGAAATACTCTTTGATTAGGAGACGGTAAAATACCGTTTCTGTCAATTTGACCACCAGGTTTAAATGCTAAAATACTATCACTATCATTTATTCTAGTTACTTTACCATCTTTTGAAATAATACCATCATTAATACTATTTGTTTGAGAATTACCAGTAGAATAACGACCAATAGCTTCCCCAAGCATAGAACCAGCAACACCACCTATTAAAGCCCCAACACCAGGTATTGGTATTAACATTTGACCTATTGCAGCACCAGCTAATCCACCTATAGCACTACCGCCACCAACAGCGAAAGATTTACCAATATCACCTGTTTTCATATATTCAGCCCCACCAGACATAGCCCCACCAGCAACCGCCCCTATGCCGCCTATTTTTGACATTGTTTTTCCACCAGCGCCTAACCACTTAGCTAAACTAATAGCTGCGCCAGTACCACCCATAACACCGTTACCATTATTTGGCATTGCTAAATTACTACCAACACCAGATGACATGTTTATTCCCTCAGTAACGCCTGGTGATATAAAATTATCAATTTTTCCAAAAACAGTTAAAAGTATTTTAGATAAGTCATTTAATAATGGTAATAATACCCCGCTAAACGCACTATACAACGCCACAAGATTATTTTGAAGTATTTCTCTTATACCCATGGTATTTTCTGCTATATCTGAAATTTTAGCCTCTTGTGGTTTTATATATTCTAAATCTGCTTTATCTAATTTAGTAACTGTTTTTTGTTGTCCCTTAACATTTACTGTATATGCACCAATACCTTTATCAAAAGTTGCTAACGATGCAATTAAATCCTTATCTTCTTCTTTTATGTTTGTATTAACCTCTAACTGACTTGTAATAGCAGCTCTCTTAGCTTTTGTTCTAGATGCATTCATCATATCATCAAAAGAAATACCAGCAGCCTCAGCAGCAGCCTTAACCCTTATCTTTTCATAACCATTTTCATTTATTTCACCAGTTTTACTATTTACTGAAATAACATTATCTAACATTTTTGAATAAGTTTTTGTTAAACCTTCCATATCAGTAATGCCTTGATTTAACAACATCATAGGGTCAGCCATTTGAGCAAAACTACCGCCAAGCACTTGTAATTTAGCAGCTGTTTCGATAGCACCCTCTGGACTTGAAACCTTATCTGCAAGTGCAGCTACTGATTCCATTTTAATCCCTAATTTAGTGGCTTCAACTGTCATTCGTTTAACACCTTCAACACCGTTTTTAAAATTATATGTATTGGCTAACTTTAAATTACCCTCAAATTTTTTTGCTGTAACACTAGCAGAAACACCAGATTTTTTAGCTAAATCGGTCATCTCAGCAAATAGATTCATACTATCTTTAACACCAATACCAAACAAATCCATGTCGGCAGCCATCTTACCAGTGGCTTCAACCCCAAGACCTAATGCCACAGATGTTTGTGCCATTGAAATCATATTATCTTTACCTAGCATAACGGATCTACCCATTTGGTCAGTGTAAGATGTTTGCATTTTTGTTAAATCCTCAAAACCAACACCAATACGTTGTGTTTGCCAAGCGACTTCACCTATATTTTTCTTTAAATAACCAGACTCTGTTTTGGAAAGAGCATAGTTGGCCGATAATTTTGAAATAGCGCTATCAGCATTTAAAACATTATTTAATATGGCCTTTCCTTGTTCAAGTAAAAAATTACCAGTGGCTTTTCCAGCAACAGCTAATTTTTCAGAAACCTTGGCTTTTGCCTTATCAAATTTTTCTTGCCTAGCAATAGATTTCGCATTATCAGTTCTTTCCTTCGCTTCAATTTTAGCTTTTTCCTTTTCTAATTTAACTTCTTTTTCTAATAATTTGTATTTCTCAGCTTCTTTTTTTAATTCAGCCTCAGCCGACTTCAACATTTTACCGTGAGCAACAAGTTGAGATTTAGTCATATAAGCAGCCTTAGCGTCCCTTAATTTTTCGAACTCAGTTTGTTTTTGTATATAAAGAAGTTTTTGTTTTTCTAACTTTTCATTTTCTTTGGAATATTTAATAGCCTTTTCATTATTGACCTTTATTTTATCCATTATTTTCTGATAATCTTTACTATCTTTAAGTCTTTTAGCTAATATACCATTTATTTTTTGTTCAGTATCAACTTGGTTTTTAGATGTTTCTCCCCCAGATGATTTTCCTCCTATACCACCCTTATTAATAGACTCAGTTAAATTTTTTAAAGCCTTAGCTAAATCTTGTCCTGTTTTTTCAGATAATGCATCTGCCATATTATTTCAATTTCATATAAATAGAATTATTTTATTTTTTTTGCTTATGTTTATTTATTTTTTTAAATGAATAACTATTTATTAATAAAAAATATGGAAAAAAGAATTTTAAATATTAATGATATAAAAACATTAGTTGAAAACATAATTAATGAAGATGATTTATTGGATAAAAATTTGAAAGACACATTACCGATTTCAAGTGGAAAGGGGAAGTGTTATACTGAAAATGAAATATACCAAATGAACGGTGATATATATTCATTATATCAATTTTTAAACAAAAATGAAAATTTATTTAAAAATAATGAAAATTCAAGAACATTATATCCAGATTTTGTTGATAAAATTAGAAGAATAAAAAGAGTTAAAAAATTGTTAGAAAAATAAAACAAAAAAAGCATAAAATTAATTATGCTTTTTTTTATTGGCTCTTTCAAACTCCTCTTTTTCCTTTTTTACTTTTTCATTATGTCTTTGAATATAATATTTACGTAAATGTATCGGTAATCTCATAACCTCATCGTGTGACATATTACCACCATTAGAACCACTTACATAAGTTTCAAAAGACCATATTTCGTCCCACAATTGTTGTTTAAAATCAGTTATAGTTAACGAAAAGATCAAGGCCGTATTGAAATGTTTTGTTTATTGTCCCACCTCCGAGAGACTCTGGTTTTTTAATTTCAATATTTAAATCTAATCCAGGTGTATTTTCGGAAATATGTTTTCTAAGAGCTAACGAATCAGTTGCTAAAATATTATTTACATAATTATTGATAAAATTTCTATCCCTTTCACCATTAATAGCAACAATCGAACGACTTAAACGAAATGTAATACCTTTATTATGTATAACCCCAGTTGTATCATCAATTGTTTCAATATGATCGGCAATGATTTTTAAGGCTTCATCTATTTTTTTCTTTTTATTCTTTTCAATAGTTTTATCACTACCTAAAATTTCAATCAATAAATCCTTAGCGCTTGTTAATGTATGTTTTTTTAACATATCATTTGTCTTTTGAAGTAATTTACCGTATTCTAACTCATCTTTTTGAATTAAAAATCTAAATTCAATTAAATCACCTGATTTTGGTAACTTAAATTCAAATAAACCATTTTGATTTGGTATTAATTTAAATTCCTTTGTTTTAAATTTTGTTAAATCAACATTTGACTCGAATTGTTCACCATATTCATCATTTGCTACAATTGCAAACATTTCACCGTAGGAAGTTGAACGAAGCCAAATTAAAATAGCATCCCTATCACCAGCACATAACAATTCAGGTTTAATATTTTTATCTAAAATCTTACGTCTTAAAATTGTATTGAATAATTGATATTCATCTGCATATAAATTTGGGCTTGAAATTAAATCTTCATCTGAACCATTCAAATAAGCAACTGCTATCTTTTCACTCTTAAAATTCGGACCATATATAAGACCCTTAGATGGTAGAGGGATTAAATCGTGTGGAACATCGTATGAATCGGTATCCTGATAATTATTAAAATCATAATTATTAAAACCATCAACTTCAATTGTTTCGGTTGGTTGTTTTTGTTTAACCTTTTGTTGTGATTCAAAATAACCTTGTGGTAATAATTCTTTTATTTTTGCTAAATCTTTACCGTTTGGGTTTTTTGCCATAGCCTCAGCTAAAACATCTACCAAAAGATCATTTTCAACTGTCATGTAATTTTTTTCTTCCATTTTTTTAATTTATCAATAAATACAATAGAAAAAAATTTTTATGTTTAAATTTTTTTAATAAAAAATTCACCTGATTTTTTCTTTTCTTTTAAAATTTGTTTTTCTGTTGAATAACCTATTCTTTTTTCCAACATTTCCATCACTTTTACAGGATTCTTATGAATATCGTTTTCCCAAACCCTAATTAATATAATATTATTTAACAAAGCCCATTTATCTTTTATTTTATCAACCCGCATATTTTTCTTCTGCATTCTTGATGGTTCTTTTGTAATTACCTCAGTATTAAGGTGATAGTAATCCCCATCCACCTCAACCAAAACATTACATTCTGGCAACCAAAAGTCAAAAACCCTATTAATTGACTTAAATTGTTTTTGATATTCGTATTTTACACCTAATTTATCTAAAAAATTTTCAGCAAAATAAATTTCTAATTTAGAAGTCCCATAAGAAAGTTTTTTTTCTTCTTTTACTTTCTTTTTAGATGGTTTTATTTTAATTTTAGTGGTTGGTGTTGGTTGTTTCATGATATATCACTGTTAAACAAAAATTGGTTTGGTAATGAAATTAATCATCACCAAACCAATTAATTTAAACTTAGTTTTTTTCTTTTAGAATACAAGAAGTGCGTAGTCATAAACAAAACTACAAGAAATTTCAGAAATTGAATCATCATCATATTTACCAGTACCAAAACTTACGTTTGTTGGAAAACCATTAACAATCAACCACTTTTGAACAGTAACGTCATTAGGATCTAAAAGCTCGATAGTAAAATTTCTTTTATAACCAGCAGCATAACCCTGTCTACCAGTTCCAGATTCACTTTCCAAACGAACCCAATCCATAATAGCCTGAGCAGAAGATGGACCAATTAAATTTTTAAAGGTTACATCAATCTTTTCCCAAGTATATCGGCCTAAAACCCATGTAGATGTATTCATCCAAGGTATTTCGACTTCTTTTTGATTGATAGCGGGAAAGCCACTTGATGTTACATACCAAGGCTGTAACCCTAAATCAGCTGGAAATCTAACAATGAACCTATTATTTCTTAACGGTTCGTATTTTAAAGGTATTTGACTTAAAACATCAGCCATTTTATTTTATTTTTTATATTAATTATTTTATATCGTTTTTAACTTCTGGTTTATTAACTGAAAATTTATCACATAAATCCAAAATAGATTTTATTGTTTTATAATCTTCTGGTTTTTCTGTTGGTTCAACCTCACCAAGTAAACCAATAGCTATTTTTCTAATAGAACCTAATTTTTCCTTAACTGAGTCAACTGGAATATTTTCTTTTGTTGGTTCTTCAGATGAAATAGGGTCTAAATCAATATCAATTGGAACATCGTTAGATTCCTCTTTAACATGGGTATCAGATGGGAACATATAAGTTTCATTAATATTAATATAACCTCTCATTTCATCTAACATTTGTCTAATTTCTGCTTTTTCGCTTTTCATGTTTATTTTTTATTATAAATAGTTATTTTTTAAAATTAATATCTTTTTTATTTATTTTTTTTAAATTGCATCTTCATTTTTTTTACTTATGTCACTAATTGCTTTAGGTGATTTACCATCTCCCCATACCTTTACACCAAAAAGAGCTGCCGAAGCTACCACACCAATTGTAAATGGGCTATCCATCTTTAATTCCAATGACACCCAAGCCCCAAGACCAACAATAATATAAGCAAGTAATTTACTTGTGGAAAATTGTAGATTAAATGTTACATTTAAAAACTTTTTTAACCTTTCTTTATTTTTTTCGCTCATATCAACTATTTTTATATGAATAAATATCATTTTTTTAAAAATTTGTTAAAAATAATTTAAAAAAACGTTTGTTTATATAAAATATTAATAGTACATTTGTAAAAAAAAATAATTATGGCAAAAATTAAAGTTATTTTAACAGAAACTCACATCAATTTAATTAAAAATATTAAACTTGAAAAAATTGGTGATTATAAATTTGGTATGGATATATATAATCCGTATGGCGGTGATTTCCTTTTTGAAGATCTTGCAATGATATTTGGAATATGGGATAAGTTTACACCAGGAACAGAATATGACTTCGACGGTAAAAAGTATGGATATGATGTTGAAAAGGATATGTTAGAACATCATAATTACATTATAGAAAATATTGATTTAATTTTTATAATTTTACAACAACACATAACAACTGGTATTAAACCAGGCGTATATTCAACCACAAGTGGTAAAATGGATTGGAAATATAATGAAAAATAATATGGAACAACAATTTTTAACAGTCTATTTTTTAAGACAACTAACTGATAACACTCTTAAAATTGAAATATCTGATGATATAGTACCGATTGAAAATAAAAAGGAATTTAATGATTTTATTTATAGATTAAATAGAATACCACAAGAATTTGAATTATTTAAATGGCTTTTACAAAATAATTTATACGGGGAAACTATTAAAATGTTATTATTAAACCCGATAGAACAAATGGTTTATCATAAGGAATTAGAAAACTATTTTAATGGAGAAGATATTTTATTAAAAAAAATAAATTCAAAAGTTGATTATGGGGAATTAATTAATTTTTATTTGGAATTTAAAACGAATAAAAATAAATTTACAAATTATAATTCACACTTAAAACAGATTTATTCGAAAGGAAATGGAACTATAAATATACCAGAATATAAAAAATTTATATTAATAAATAATTTATTTAAACAGATGTCGTTTAATGAAAATGAATTAAATATTAGTCTATTTAAAAATGAAAATATTATTAAATTAATTAATTATATTCAAGGAAAACATAATATTTATGTAACTGAACTTCCAATTTTTAAACATAAAGATTATACACTAAGTGTATCGTCATTTAATTTTTCAACAACCGAAAAATTTATTGACTTAATTGAAGAAAATGAAAATGAAGATTTCATAATTTACACTTTTGAATCAATAGAAAGTTTTACGGAAAACTTTCCAAATCTTTTCACTCTTAGAATGGTTAAAAAGAATTTTCAATAAAAAAAATATTGCCAACCTCTCTCGAAAATTGATTGACAAAAAGAAAACGGCTACCAACATTTGTTTTGGTAGCCGTTTTTGATTATTTTTAATTTAACTTATTAATTAAATCGAATTAAAGTCAAATCCTTCGTCTGTAATCATAAAGTCGATATTAATAAATTCAAGAGCACCTATTGGTTTAATCCAGATTTGAACATTCATTTCGTGTCTAGCCTTAGCTTCTACTGAATCATCTATATCAATTCTAAATTCAGAAATACCTCTATTGGTTTTAACGTTATTTAAAATAGGATTAACTATTTCTAAGAATTTGTTTTTTGTTGTATTATCATTAGGTTCAAAAATAAGTGGTAAACTTGAATTTCTAACCATTTTTCTAAGATACAACATCATACGTCTAACACCAATTCGATTTAATTGAGAATCACTTACTTGAAGTGTTTTTTGACTCCATATTTTTACACCTTTGTCTTTATCAGAAAATGTTTTTAATATGTTAACCCTACCATCAATCAATATTTTTTCTTCTGGTAAAGTTAAATTTTTCTTAGCTTTTTCACATTCAACGCGAGATCTACCTAAACCAGCAGGTGCTAACCAAGAAAATCCAACATTATCGGTATAAGCCATTGTTTTAATAGCATCTTTTGTTGGTGACAAGAACAAATATTGACCAAGCTCTTTATCATAGAATTTAACCCAAGGATAATAAGTAGCTGCAAAGTTTGTGTCAATTCCTGTATTTTCTAATTCACCTATAATGTCATCCGCGCTAAACATACTAGCTTTTGTATCATCAGTAGTACCGTAAGGTTTATCTGGAGATGTAACCACATAAAAAGCATCTTTACGTTCTTCTTCTAACATTTCGATAGCCTCATTAACCAATAAACTATTATTTATTAAATCAATACCAGGCGTTGCAAATAAATTAATATCAACAGCCTCTGGGTTAGAGAAACTACGTATTCCAGATAAAAATGCATAAAAATCGCTTGTAATACCAACATTTTCATTAACATTAGGAATACCCAAACTGGTTTCTAAATCCGTCCCAGCAAATGATTTAAATTGTGTTGTGTTATCAACATCTACCTGATTAGGGTAAAGTTTAACAAATCTATTATATTGATATCCATCTGTGTTGGTTCTGTTATCTCTAAATACATCCCATCCATCAAAACCGCCATAAAAATATGTAGTAAATTTCATTAAACGTTTATCGCTAAATGTTTCGGTTTCAGTGTTAGACTCTAATGTTTGCCATGTAATAGTGTCATAACCAATACCAGAAACACTAGTAATTCCAGAAGCAGAACCTTGCATGTGGAAACCATCGGTAATTGTTAAACCACTTGCATCAATACCGTTAAATTTAAAGAAATCAACATCTACACCTTTTAAATCGCTTAAACCATAATATTGTTTTTTCTGTTTAATATCATCATTATAAGCTACATTATATACAATTTTAGTTGGTTTAAAGAAGTCGCTTGAACTTGCAGTAGCTCCAGATACACTAATATATTTAACTTCATAACCAGCAAATCCCATAGGAATTGATTTAGCTACTAATGGATCTTCATTAATATCAGCTATGATATATTTAGATTTTGTGCTATTAACCTCATCAATAGTACCAATTTTTTGACCTAAATATGAAGCTCCACTATTTGGATCTAAACTACAATTAGTGAACGATTCATATATAACAGGATTAGAATCTGTATCGTTAATAGAACGAACATAAACATCAAATTTAGATGTTGTTAAATCTATGTTAGCGATACTAATTTTAAACATTTTATTAGCGTTCTCACCATCGGTAATAGTTATAAATCTAAATAAAGGTATAATTTTATTACCCTTAACTTCAGATACAAACCAAGGAGTTTTAGCATACGAGTAAGTGCTACTATAATTATTGTGTCTTGTTTCTTTAACTGAAAGTCTAATTTCAGCGGAATTATAGAATTTATAAGTAGTGGTACTTTCAACCAATTCATTAATAGTAGTTTCAAACATTTCTTCAACAAAAATTAAGGAATCTGTTGAATCTAAAGGTGAATTACCTATAACGCTTAAAATATAATTTTTCTTAGTTGAATCCAGTGACACGTTATAGGTTTCAGTTCCACCTCCATATTTGGCCGCCACCAAATTAAAATCAGTTGTTAAACCTGTAACAGGGCCGTCTGTTATTGTAATACCTGTAACCAAAGCCTGTAAAGTTTCTCCAGTAGTGTAGAAAGCCTTAGAACGAATTGTAGCTAAAGCCGTTAGAGCTTCAACAGTATTACCAGAAGCTGTATTATATAATGTCCAAAGCCCATCATATTTATATCCACTTAATCCAAGAACCCTTGTAACATATAATTGATTAGATTCACCCAAATAAGATTTAGCCACGTATGGTAATTCATATCTTGGATATCCATTTGCATATTTTTCAATGCTAGTACCCCCAAAATACGTTTTAAACTCATTCCAGTTTGTTATGGGAATTGGTTGAAATGCTGGTCCTATAAGTGTTTCACCAACAAGTCCAAGTGTAGTTACACCAAGTGATTTAGCAGAATATGTTAAATCAAATTCTCTTGTATATACGCCTGGCGTAGAGTTTAATCCTCTTGCAGTAGTTGCCATATTGTTTTTATTATTTTAAATTAATTATTTTCATATAAATACTTTTTTTTAGTAGAAAAACATTTTTTTTTAACAAATATTTTTATTCAATTAAATATTTAAGATTTTCCATCATTTACAGTGATAAATTAGTCATTGTAAACTCACCATATTATTAAGAAATGGACTTTTTGTTAAATAATTGAAAGAATATGTCAGATACATAAAATAATATAAGATAATTAAAACTTATATGATACAGTACACTGTATGTTTAAGTTTACTCTTATGTGATTTTAAGCTAAATGAATAGGTTGCCCCAACCTTTTCACCCCATCTATATCTAAATTTTTTCCGTTTATCGGTTAAGATGGTATAGCGCTCTTTCCAAGATGCATCTCTAATCAACCCAACATCTATGTGGTTGCGCTTAGCGACCACCTCCGTAGTGTGGGTTGTTGATACATTCTCTATGGGGGAAAAACCACCACTTTCGTACTTTACAGAACCTCTTCGAGTAATCTCTATTGAGGCTGCAACTGGGTCGAAGACTTGATAACTCAGATTACCTATTAGTGATGTGTAAACGGGGTTTACACTTATTAATTGATAACCGCCTTCGGTACATTTTTTATTTATTAGGTTAGAGAGCAACTCTCTATCCCATATATTTTTTGTTTTTCTGTTAAATTCCTTTGTAAAATTATCATTATTCGGTTTAAAGTTTAAGTCTTCCATAACAAAGTGTCCAACTTTGTAATGTTTCATTAAACTAAATAATTCACAAATAACCTCTTTTCTTTCGTGTTTTCTTTTATTATTAATGAAGATGGATTCTTCGGAATCGCTTCTTAAGCCACTCTTCTTAATTAATTTTTTAAAATTAAAAGAACCACTTTTAACAATATTAAAAGTTTTATCTTTATTTAAGTCTATTATTGAATAACCTATATGTTCGGGATTTAGGTCAACCCCTAAATACCTATTACTTAATTTATCGGATAATTGTCTTTGTTTAAGTCTATCGTAAAATTTTTTATATACTTGTTTAGCTATTAAACTGTATTCTTCTTTATTTACACAGTTTTTAGTGGCTTCTTTAATTTCTTTTAGCCTTTCAGCTTTGTCTATTGCGAATCCGCAAAGTGTGGATTCATCATAAGAAATAGAAAATATATCTTTGTTAAATGAAACAGATATAGATAACTGTTTATTATTAATAGCATTCTGTATTTCTTTTTCAAATTTATCTTTTCTGTTAGAAAGTTTAAATTCTATTTTAGTACCGTTTTTCGGTTTATAAATAATCGTTTTATTAATTAAATCGAAATTAAAAAACCTATTACCTTTTTGATTGGCTTCGCCCATCAAGAATATAGTTCCGTTTCTTTTTTCAGTGTATTCGGTTTTTTTATTTAATAATTTATCCAAATTAATATATTTAAAATTAGATAGATAACTAATTTCTCTTAGAAGTTTTTTAGAACCGAAAACAATATCAGTTTTAAGAAACCTCTGTTTTCTGAAAAGTTTACTTTTTAATTTAAAGGCTTTGCTTTTAAGTTTTTTAATAGTTTCCTTTCTTTTATCAGTTACTTTTTTTAAAGATAAATCTTTTATTTTGTTATTAATATCCTCTAAATCAGATTTAAGCTCCTTAATTTCGGAATTAGTAG